TAAGCAAACCGTCGTATCTGGCGCGCACCGTTTGGATTTGGCGTGTTTGTTGTTTGATGATTTGGCACCAATTCTTGAGGAGTATTACGGCGCAAAAATCGTGAAGTCGTACGGCCGTTATCAGGCCACAATGCCAGACGGCAGCAAATGGTGGGTCAAAGCATTAAAGCCAAACCAAGGCCACGGTATGAGCATTGACTTGGTGATCGTGGACGAACTATTTGACGTCAACCCCGATTCCGTAGAAGGCGGTCTCCTGCCGGCACAGCGCGCTCGCAAAAATCCTCTCGCGTGTTTCTTCAGCACAGCTGGCACCGAAGAATCCGTGTTGTTCGCGCGCTGGAGAGAAGCAGGCATTCGAGCAATTGACAAGGGAACACCGTCAACAATGTACATGGCGGAATGGTCACCCGACCCAAGCCTTGACCCGCTGCATCCAGCGTCATGGGCGTGGGGTAACCCTGCGCTCGGTTACACGTTGGACATGGACACCATTAGGCAAGAGTCAACCAACCCTGATCGCGCATCGTTCTTGCGCGCATCCCTAAACCTTTGGGTATCGGTCGTGCGCGGTTGGATTGAGCCAGGGCGTTGGCCGTCGTTGGAATACACGGGGGACATCCCTAGCGGTGGCGTCGTGGCGATCGAGTCTTCGCTGGACGACTCCCGATACAGCGCGACCAGATGCGTAAACTTGTCAGACGGTCGGGTGCTTGTCACCGTTGCGTTTATTGCCGAATCAATTACAGAGCTGTGGGACAACGTGCAAGAACTTGCCAAAGACCCAACAATCAGGTTTGCGTTGTCGCCGACCGTGGACGCGACCTGCCCGCCAAACATCGAGCGCCGCCGTGTCGTCGTTGGCTATGCAGAACTTGGACGCTTTACACCGCTCGCCAAAAACATGATCGCCGAAGCACGACTGTTACACACGGGAGAAAAACTGCTTGCCGAACATGTCCAGCGCGCCGTTGCTGTTCGCACCGACAACACAATCGTGCTCTCAAGCAAACGATCACCTGGGCCAATTGAGTTAGCGCGAACAATGGTCTGGGGAATTGGCATGTGTGCTCGTCCAGTTAACAGCGGAAAACCCATGCTTGTCGCGGTAAATAACTAAGATAAACGCGGCGACCGCGCACCTTGCCTTTTGTCGGAATCGGATAAGTCATGCGCGGTTGCCACTTATATGACAAAGTAGGAACATGGCGATCTTTAACAAAACCAAAAAAGCAGCGATAAGCCCAGCGCCTAGCGTGGCAGCTGCGGTCGCTGGCGGTTACACAAGTAACGCGCAAGGCGTAAGCATGATCGGCCAGTATTACAGCTACCAAGAAGGCGAAGCACGCAACCGTGCGATCAGCGTTCCAACGATCAACCGCGCTCGAGATTTGATGGCGTCAGTCATTGGCTCAATGCCACTCCGCATGTTTTCGGAAACTTGGAACGGCGAAGAAATGACAAAGGTTTATCTTGCCCCACGTTCATGGATACGCAGACCAGACCCAAATGTCAGTTTCCAATTCCTCATGAGCTGGACTCTTGATGACCTCATGATGTTTGGCAGAGCTTTTTGGTACATATCCAGTCGCACCGCAGACGGCTACCCAGCGACGTTCACTCGACTGCCTGCCGGCTCAATTACCACGACCGACATGGTTGGCCCTGTTTGGTTTGCACCATCCAAAGAGGTGTACTTTAACGGTGGAATGTTAGACCCAGCAAACCTTGTTCAATTCTTGTCACCAGCGCAAGGAATGATTTACTCGGCACCTGGCGCAATTGAGACCGCGCTAAAACTTGAAGCAGCGCGCAATCGCAACGCATCGTCAAGTATTCCTGCCGGTATCTTGCGCCAAACCGAAAACTCAGAGCCGTTAGATGCACAAAGTCTCAGCGATTTGGCAGCCCAGTTCAATGCGGCGCGTGCCTCAAATCAAACTGCTGCTTTGAATCAGTACTTGACTTACACAGAAACAAACGCAACACCTGACAAAATGTTGCTGATTGAAGCGTCGCAATATCAGGCTTTGGAAATGTCGCGTCTTGCAAATGTGCCACCGTATTTGGTGGGCGTTGCTACTGGCGCTTACTCATACCAGTCGTCACAGCAAGCGCGCGCAGATTTGTATTTGTTCGGCGTAAAACTTTATGCCGACGCAATTGCTGGCGCTTTGTCAATGGACAATGTGTTACCACGCGGAACATATGTTGAGTTTGATGCCGATGAATACCTAGAAGAAAACTTTATGGCCGACCGTATGGATGATGAAGAAATAGTTGTAAGAGAAAACACTCAAGAGGAGTTAGCACGATGATTAAGTTAATTGCAGGAGATTTTACACTTGACGCCGCCAAAGGTGACGCGCCACGCCGAACCATCAGCGGAGTCGCAGTTCCCTACAACGTGCCGGCAACAGTCTCGGACGGCACAGCTGTGATCTTTCGTCCAGGCTCATTGCCAGTCGAAGGCAAAGCACCGCGCCTGTTCATGTACCACGATGCTTCTATGCCAGTAGGAGTAGTTACCGAGCGCGCAGAAACCGAAGAAGGCATGATGTTCAGCGCCAAGATCAGCGCAACCAGCCTCGGCAACGACGCTTTGGTCATGGCCATGGACGGCACCATTGACCAAGTATCCGTTGGCGTAAATCCAACCAAATTTTCGTACGACGAAGAAGGAACAATGGTCATTGAGTCAGCCGACTGGATGGAATTGTCCCTAGTTCCGATCGGCGCTTTTGGCGATGCCGCAAACATCACCAAAGTCGCAGCGAGTATCCACCAAGAGCCCGAAGAAGTAGTGTTAAATGAAGAAGTAACCCCAGTAGAGGAGAAACAAGAAATGTCCGAAGTAAACGAAACCGCAGTCGAGGCAACCATCCCGACTGCACCAGTATTTGCACAAGCAAAACGCAAGTTCGATCTACCAACCGCAGGTGAATACCTTGCAGCAATGCACATTGGCGGAGAAACATTCCGCAACGTCGCAGCAGCCGCACGCGACTACGCATTGTCAAAGCAAAGCGCATTGCAAGCAGCTGCAGGCGATGTAGCCACCACGGACACGCCTGGCCTCTTGAGCCAAGTCGTGCTTGGACCTGTTTTTGCGGATCTTAACTACATCCGTCCTGTAGTCGCAGCAGTAGGTGCTCGCGCAATGCCAGACGGTGGCAACCAAAAAACATTTATTCGTCCAACATGGACAACGCACACTTCAGTTGCTGCACAAGCAAGCGAACTTGGCGCTGTATCCGCAACCACTCCCGTGATTGCCTCGAATGTGGTCAGCAAGACAACCCTAAGTGGCCAGGTGACCCTCTCCGTACAGGATGTGGACTTCACGAGCCCCGCATCAATGGAAATCATCTTGCGTGACCTCGCAGGACAATACCTGTTGCAAAGCGACAACGTCGCAGCCGATGCGATCACCGCAGGTGCATCAGCATCAGGTTCAACCTGGACTTACAACAACACCGACCCATCAACATTGTTTGCAGCGCTTTACGATGCAGCAACCGACATCCTGACCGCAAGCAACTTCTTGCCTGACCACATTTTTGTGTCACCAAACGTGTGGAAGTTGCTCGGCCAGCAAATGGACGCAGATAAGCGTTCCGTATTCCCATACGCTGGCGCTGCCGGTCTCATGGGCGTAAACGCTGCAGGAACCGCAAACATCACACAGCTCAACACGTTCAACCCATTTGGTCTGAACCTTGTTGCTGATCGCAACTTTGCAACCAACACAATGGTCGTTGCAAAAGCATCAGCAATTGAGTTCTACGAGCAGGTACGTGGCTTGATGTCAGTAGAAGCACCATCCACACTCGGACGCGTGTTCTCCTACTACGGATACGTTGCAACGTTCATCGCAGACAGCGATCTCGTCAAGTCCATCACCGTCAGTCCTTGATTCGAAAGGTAGGCCCTAGTAATGGCCACCTATTCGGTCACAAACAAGTACCTAATTGACAATTACGCCGTACTGCAACTCCTGACCCCCAGCGAGATTGCAGTCGGCCAGTCAATTACGGTCGCTGGCGTTGACGCCACATTTAACGGCACCTACACGGTGCGCGCATTGCCACAGTATTTGTATATTGGCGTTGACAGCCAGGGCGACCTGCTGTACGACTACCAGTTGCCTATTGCTGATCAAGTGCTATTTGCAAAGACTGCCGATGATGTCGAGCGCACGGCCGCGTCTGGCACCGTCTCGTATGACCCTGTTTGCACGTGGGTGACAACCGCGCAAGTCATGTCTTACCTTGGCATCACCATTGGAAACCCGTCAGACGATTACACGCTGTTAACGCAATCGGTGTCGGCTGGCAACCAATTCTGTTTCCGCAGGCGTCAGGAGTCGGGCTATATTGACTCCCTAACGACCTCACCAGGCGGTGACGCAACATTAGGCACCCTGATGTATTGCGCCGCTCTGTGGCGCTCCAGAGGCTCAATAGAGACAACCTACGCCACGTTTGACGGCATGGGTTCGGCACCACAGCAAAGCCTGACCCCGATCGTCAAGCAGCTGCTTGGCATCCCACGTCCAGCGGTTGCCTAATGGCTTACACAGACATTCTCAACGAGGCGCTAGACGATCTCACAGCCACGCTCACAGCCGTGACAGGGCTCCGTGTAGTAAACGACCCCACCAAGATTGTTCCGAACGCCGTTTTCCTAGAAGCCCCGTCTTTTACGGCAACCACAAACGCAGGGAACGTCTTGCGCGTTGAGTTTCCAATCAAGGTCATTGGCTCTGGGCCTGCAGGTCTGCCGGTGCTCCGCTCAATCATGGAGATCGTTTCAACGGTAATCGGCTCAACAATTGTCGTGACCGGGGGCAGACCATCCAGCCTAGAAATCGGCGGTCAGGTGTACCCGTGCTATGACCTGGACTGTGCTCTCGCAGCTGTCGCCTAATCCACACAAACAACCCACGAATATGACAAACTGAAACAGAACTAAGGAGCATCATGGCAACAACAACATTTCTTTCCAACGCAACAATCAACGTGACAGGCTCAGCCGGAGCCGTTGACCTAAGCGACCAGGGCACAAGTTGCGCTATCACGGTAGGCAAACGCTCACTTCCAGCAACAGCATTCGGGGACACAGGCGAACGCCAGACCGCAGGACTCATGTTCTGGGAATGTTCAGTTGAGTTGTACCTTTCCTACGGTGCAGGCGAAGTGGAAGCAACTCTCTACGATCTGCTAAACAACGGCTCATTCACAATGACTGTTTCACCATCAGGCGTTTCTGAGTCGGCGAGTAATCCCGAGTATGTTTTAAGCAATGGATTCCTAGAGTCCTTTACTCCAATCAACTCGTCCGTTGGAGAGCTGGCAATGGTGACATTTTCGGCATCCGGCGGCTCATGGGTTCGAGATATAACCCCATAATTAACGGCTCCAAGCCGACATAGGAGAAACATGAAAATCAAGCTGCAACTTAAACGATCAGCAGACGCCACGCCCGAGTTCTACTGGACAAACCTATTTGTCATTACCGAATGGGAACGACTCGAGCGTCGCAACATCCAACAACTATCAAGCCAACCGTTGTATTCCGATTACTGCTGTTGGATGCACACTATTCTCAAAATTAAAGGCGAGCAAGTTGGAGATACGTGGCGCGACTGGATTAGCAAAAACCCAGACATTGAAATCTTGCCAATTGTGGATGAGACTGACGCAAACCCCACCGACGCGGCACCTACCGCCGCCAATTAGCCGATCTTCTTGTTGCGGTCGGTTGGTGGCCGCCAACTATCCCGTTTGACTCACAAGACCTAGCCACGGTCATTACTGTGTTAAATGAGCAAAACAAACGGAGCAAATAATGTCAGAGGTAACAGCAACTATTGAGATCGCAGGGCTCAAAGAAGCGCTGAAAACCCTCAACAAAATTGACAAAACACTTCGCACCCAAATTACTAGGGACTATCGAAGCATTGTCAAACCAGTCATAACCGACGCAAACAGTCTGATTCCAACTGGCGTCCCATTGTCCGGCATGTCGCGCAATTGGACTACAAAGTCGGGTTTTCAAATGCTCCCTTGGCAACCAGGGCATAAACAAAAGATCGCGGCAAAAATCAATACTCGAGCAATCAAAGAATATGCCGGCAGGACTACCAACGTGGGAACGTTCAGCATCGTTTATTTATCTGCAACTGGCACAATGTTTGACATGTCCGCACAGGGCCGTCTAGGAGCTGCGTTGACAGCACGATATGGCAGTCGTTCGCGAGTAATGTGGAAAGCATGGCAACAAAACGAGAACACGGTAAACGCTGAAATGGAAAAACTCGTTAAGCATGTCATGGACCTCACGAACAGGGAATTGATGTAATGGCTGTAGTAATCCCTATCGTTTCAGAGTTTGACGGCAAAGGCATTTCAAAAGCCATTAAGCAGTTCAAACAATTAGAAACAAACGGCGAAAAAGCGCAGTTTGCAATCAAAAAGGCTGCGGTTCCTGCAGCTGCCGCGCTAACTGGATTGGCCGTTGCCCTCGGCTCGGCGACACAGGCCGCAATGGAAGATCAGCAAGAACAGGCCGCGCTTGCGTTAACTCTGCAAAATGTGACTGGTGCTGGCGCTGCACAAACTGCACAGATTGAAGACCAGATCAGCGCAATGTCTCGAGCGTCGGGAATTGCGGATACCGAATACAGAAAATCTTTAGAGGCTTTAGTCCGCGGAACCAAAGACGTTGATCTTGCCATGAAGGACATGAACCTTGTCATGGACATCAGTACAGCGCTTCAGACCGATAGCGCCACAGTCGCAGACGCGCTTGCCAAAGCATATCAGGGCAACTTTAAAGCGCTTCGATCATTGACCCCAGAAATGGCCACAATGATTAAAGAAGGCGCAACTCTTGATGAAGTAATGAACGTGCTCGGTGGAACCTTTGGCGGTGCTACAGCAAAGAACGCCGAAACCGCTGCAGGCAAAATGGCAATTCTTAAAAATAACCTTGACGAAACCAAAGAATCAATAGGTGCAGCGTTGTTGCCGGCGCTTGAAGCTGTATTGCCAAAATTAAATGCTTTTGCTTTGTGGGCGCAGGAAAACCCGCAAGCATTTCAGTTTATTGCTGGAACCATTGCTCTGGTTGCGGCCGCAATTGTTGCGACGAACATTGCTATGGCGTTAAATCCTTTTGCGCTTATTGCTGCAGGAATTGCGGTGTTAGTAATTGCTTTAGTAACTGCTTACAAAAAATTTGAATGGTTTAGAACTGGAGTTCAAGTTATTATTAACAGCATTAATAGTGCTTTTGATTATCTCGTAAACGGTATTATTACAGCGATCAATTTAATTATTTCCGCATTTAATGCAATACCACTTTTGCCAGATATTCCCAAAATACCGACAATTAATACTGGGAGATTAGGCGGTGGCGAGTCGGCAAGCGCATCTGCAGGACGTTTAGGCATTCCGCGAATGGCAAACGGCGGAATTGTCACTAGCCCAACTTTGGCCTTGATTGGAGAGGCTGGCCCTGAAGCCGTAGTTCCATTAGGGAAGGGCGGCGGCATGGGTGGGATCACAATTAACATTTCAGGCGGCTTAGGCACGTCCACCGATATCGCTAACGCCGTCTATGAAAACCTGCGTTTCTACAATCAAAACGTGGGACCGCTTCGAATTAGAACGGCATAACCATGCCAAGCACTATTCCGAATTGTGGAACGTACACCATTGAAGCATTTGCTACGGGCGCCAACCCGGTCAACGCGTTCATCCTTGACTCTTCAGCATTGGATTCAACAGCTGTGCTTGCTGGAGCGGTCTGGTATGACATCAGCCAATACATCCAAACTGTGCAAATTATGCGCGGTAGGCAAAACCCGTTTCGTGAACCGTCCTGCAACCCTGGTACTGCGTCATTCAAAATCTATGACCCGAACTTCTATTTCTCGGTAGTGAACACGGCGAGCCCGTATTACAACACCACGGACGCTCGACTGTCTATTGGTGTTTCAACACCTGTGAGGATCAGCCGAAACGGTGAATATCTGTTTTATGGTCAGATCACGACCTACGACCAAAACATCCAGCAACCGAATTATTCAACCGTAAACGTCACCTGCTCTGACGCAATCCAAACATTTAACAACATCAAACTAAACGCTAGAACAACAACACAACAGTCCTATGGCGCGCGCATAAACACAGTCCTTGATGCAACTGGCGTTTTGACTGGCGCTGGCGAACGCAACATCGCAACAGGAGTCTCAACAATCGGAGCAGTACCAATTGAAGAAGGCGCCGCATTGCAGGACTATCTGCTCCGCATTCAAAACTGCGAATATGGGCGCATGTTTATATCACGATCTGGCGCATTCACAGCACAGGCTCGAGTACAAGCAGAAATCACTAACCCTTTGGCAACCCTTTCCGATACCGGCACAGGGATTGACTACGACACATTCGACATAGCAAACAGTTGACCTTATGCCTGATTACACCGTTGGAATCGCCGAACGCATCGCATCGCTACCAGATAGCACCGCCACCGCTAACTCTGTAAACCGCAACTATTTCCAAGAAACCAGCCAATCCGTTGTCAACACCGTAAACGTGGCAATTGCCCCAGCCGCGCCAACAACCCTTGACCCAACCCCACAAACCACATACGCCACAGCAACCGACGAAAACAGCATCGACACATTTGGCGTACAAGAAACCCCAATCGTCATTACATTGCTGGCAACCATTGAAGACGCTGGAGCATTAGCCCAATATCTGATCAGAGCTGTACCCGCGTACTGGTTCAGCAACCTGGCCGTTTCACTTAATACGTTGACTGACGCAAATAAGACCATTGTTGCAAACCTTGAAATCGGGCAACAAATTGCCGTAACAAAGTCATTCCCTGCCGGCGTCGTTCCCCAAACCGTAACTGAGTACCTATTTGTTGAAGGCATTAGTCACCAAATAACGCCAGAATCGCACATTGTCACGATCTACACAGGCCCAGCAACGACCTACCTGCAGTTCATTCTCAATACCTCAACACTTAACGATTCCACTTATGGGCTCGCGTAACCGACTAACTTAGGAGCAATATGGCAAAGCAAACATTTACTACCGGGCAAGTGCTCACCGCAGCCCAAATGACCTCGTTGCAAGCCAACGACTACAACTGGACAGTCAGCGCCAAAACCGCCTCATACGTACTCGCAGCTGCCGACGCCGGCACTCGAATCACCATGAACTCTGCAAGCGCCACAACCATCACAGTAAACACCGCGCTCTTCACCGCAGGCGACATCCTCGACATCGTCAACATCGGTGCTGGAACATGCACAATTACTGCCGGCACAGCAACGGTGACAACTGCAGGATCGTTAGCTCTGACACAATATGCGTCAGGGACATTGTTTTTTACCAGCGCAAGCGCAGCAATCTTTTTGCCTTCCGGCAAGACCGCTTCAAGTGCTGCAGGCACATTTGTTTCCACATCACAAACCACCACCTCAACTTCATATGTTGACCTAGCAACCGTTGGGGCAGTAACGCTAACTACGGGTACATCAGCGCTTGTGACTGTTTCTTGTAACGCCCAAAACGTAACAGGCGGTGCATCCGTTTACATGGGTTTTGCCGTAAGCGGTGCAACAACAACCGCCGCATCAGACACCTACGCGGCCTGGTATCGAAACGGCACCAACTACCAAACACAACTTTCAGCAACTTTCCCTGTTACGTTGACCGCTGGAAGCAACACGTTTACAACAAAATTTAGGGTTGACACCGGCACAGGAATTTTCTTGTCCCGCAACATTTCGGTTGTGGCTATCTGATGAACGCTTCACGGATCATCCAAGCAATGCTAATTCTTGGTTATGAAAGCCCAATATCGGTTGAATTAGACACCCTAGACATTTGGTTAGGTGACGAAGAAAACAAGAAAACGCTGACTAAAACAGAGATTACAAAAATCAAAGTTGAAGCCGAAAAGTTGGTCTAATGAAATGGATACTCAGGTCGTGGTGGCTCTTGTCGGTGGTGGGTTCGCTGTGGTGGTGGCGCTCATTAGCAAGATCGGCTACGAAAACAAAAAAGACCACGGACAAGTTCATCAGACACTTGGCCGAATAGAAGAAAAGATTGACAATCATGTTGAAAATCACAACTAAAGACAAAGCAATGTTTGCCAGTTACCTGCGATCTGTAGTCGGCGCGCTCATCGCCGTTTACTCAACAGGCACAACAGACCCAGGTGACTACGGCAAAGGCGCAATCGCAGCAATAATTCCACCATTGCTTCGCTGGGTAAACCCTAAAGACGCAGGCTTTGGACGTGGCAACAGCGAAAGCTAACCCCAACGCACGGCCATACACAGGCAACAGCGACGGCGCATCCGCTGGCCCACGTGCCGGCATGAACGAATGGATAAAGCAAGCGCTCGCCGTATCTAATGGCGCGCTTTGGAATAACGGGTCTTGGGGCATTCGAGACATGCGCGGTAGCGCTGGAACTTTAAGCGTTCACGCAACGGGCAGAGCTGTTGACTTGTCGTATCGCAAAACCGAAAAACACCAACAAGCAGGACGTCTCAATGCTTGCTCGTTTATTGACGTTGTTGTCGCTAACGCAAACACGCTCGGCGTTGAATGCATCCTTGACTATTTCCCTGCACCGTATGGTCGCGCATGGCGTTGCGATCGTCAGGCATGGAAGAAATACAGCAAGCCAACAATTCACGGCGCACCAGGCGGCGACTGGTTCCACGTCGAGATAACACCACAGGCCGCCGATTCGGTGATCTTTGTAAAAGCCGCATTCTTAAAGGTGTTCGGGGAAATCCCACCTAAGGCTTGATCTATGTTCTAGGGTCGGAGTACCGACAAAAGGACAGGCAATGACTGAACCCCAGATATTTGATTACAGCGTCTATACGGGAGTGATGGACAACGGCCAAGAAATCTTGGTGCAGATATTTACCAGCCCAGAGTCGGGCAAGTTCCTACTGGGACAAATCGCATTCAGAACGCTCACCTCAAGTTGGGGTCAGCCCATACCCTTGGAGAAACGATGAACTACTTTGCAGAAAAAATCATAGGTCTAGTACTTTGTACCGTCTTTGGCTTTACGGTCGCTGTAGGGGCTCCTGACGCGTCTGGTAGCCCGTCTGGGACTATTGCCCTAGCGCCATATTTGCTGGAGCCAAGCACCACCACGTCAAGCACGTCGTCCACGATTTACATTGACCCGTACAGCTCGGCTTGCGAGCAGTTTAGCGCGCTTGCCGTAAATCTTGGCTGGCCTGCAGATCAACGCACCGTGCTCGAATCAATCATGCAGCGCGAATCCAACTGCACACCAAACGCAGTCAACAGCAAAGACCCAAACGGGGGAAGTCGCGGGCTCATGCAGATCAATGGGTTTTGGACACCGTGGCTTATTGATGCCGGCATTATCACTAGTCCTGAAAACTTGTTACAGGCTGATGTTAATTTGCGCGCAGCGTTAGCAATTTACAATTACGGCGTTGAAAAACACGGTTACGGCTGGGGGCCATGGAGTGCAACAAAATGAGCGAAGGTAGCGCATGGAACCAGGGCGAACTTACCGAAGAAACCCGACGAATGGTATTGGAGCAAACAGCAATGACTAACCACACAATGGCAATGTTTGGATTAATTGACGACATCATGGCGGTAAGCAAAAACCCACACGCAAGCATCATCCAACGTTTAAAGACAATGAAAAACCAGTTGTCATTAGAAGACCCGATGCCGCTTTACGATGTGACTACACTCGACTTAGCGATCAAAGCATTACAAGCACATTCCTAACCGACAAGGGAGATTCCGACAATGAAAACCTGCACGATTTGCAAAGGCTCAATTGCTTACCCAGAGATTACAGGCAAAACACACTTCGTTTGTGACGGCCGTGTACCAGCAAGAAAACATGCGCCATTCATTCAAGGGATGTTGGCGTCACAGTCGTCTGCGGATGCGCGTTGGACACGCGATGAACAAAACAAAGTTGATGCAGCGATCTTGCACGTTGCGCGCACTAAAGGGTTCTTTACATCTGACGACATTTGGCAACACTTAGGAGACCAATTCCCTGTTACCAAGGGCATCGCTGGACGTCTGAACGCAGCTGCACGTCGTGGCATTATTCGCAACACAGGCGAACTGGCATATGCACAGCGCGGTGGCGCGCATGACCATGCACAGCGTCTAAGCGTTTGGGCAGGTATCTAATGGGTTTTGACCTAAGCAACTACGAAACCGTAGAAACACGTTTAGCGCGATTTTGGGAGCAATACCCAGACGGTCGCGTTGAAACAACGCTGATGAATTATGACGGCGATTCTTGCATTGTTCGCACGGTCGTTTGGAAACACCGAGACGATGCCAACCCAACCGCAACGGGATACGCGCACGAAATACACACAGACCGCGGGGTCAATATGACCAGCTTTATCGAAAATTGTGAGACGTCCAGTTTGGGACGCTGTTTGAGCAACATGGGCTTGGCGAAACAAGGCGCAAGACCGTCGCGTGAAGAAATGCAAAAAGTTGAGCGTCTAGGCGGCGCACCGCAAGCAACTGGCAAGACACATACACCGTCTGGCGCGTTTGCTACACCAAAGCAGATCGGCTACATCAAGAAACTGGCTAAGGATGCCGGCATGGATGATCTTCGACTGTTGGAGTTAATCCAGCGCGAACTAAACAGCGATGAAGCCGTGCTGGAATTATTGAAGTCACATGAAGCAAGCAGAATCATTGAGGTATTGAAATGAGCGCGTTCGATAGTGCAATGCTGATGATTGATGACCTTGCAAGCAAAAACATTGAACTAGAACAAAAGGTTTGGGACCTGGAATTGGCATTATGGCATGAACGCCAAAACTCAAAAAACGGAATATGCACACTTCAACGCGGCAAGTGCAAGTTTTGCCTAACTGCTGATAAAGCCTTCATTCACGTACAAGAAATGTTGCGCGATGAAGATTGATCCAAAGATCAGCGAAGCAGACTTTAAGGATGTTGTGATCAGCATTGCTAAGCGTTATGGCTGGCTTGTGCATCATGATCTGCCGGCACAAAACAGTCGAGGGCGTTGGGCAACACATGTGCAGGGCGATGTGGGTTTCCCTGATCTGTTCATGGTGCACCCATTCCAAGGCGGTCGGCCATTGGTGATTGAATTAAAGGCAGAAAAGGGTAAGACAACACCTGGGCAAAAGATTTGGTTGAAGGCGTGTGAGTTGGCTGGATGTCATGCAGCGGTTTGGAAGCCAAGTGACATGGAGTACATTCTCTACACCTTGAGCAATCCAAGAATGTAAACAATCGGCTAGTAGCACGACCTAAGCCATTCGCACGGCAGTTGGTGACACACGGCAACGTGGGTAGATCGGCGCGCCCCGAATCATGCAACACGAAATGAAACGGGCGAAGCGTCGAGGCGAGCCGTAAACATAATCGGCTAGTGAGTGCAAAGGGAACCAGGTTGGGCAATCTGGTGGGTGGAGCATTCACACATCTCTTGACCTGCAAATGACATACAGTTAACAAACAATGAAAGCACCGACATGAACCCGACAACAAACACAACCCACCAAAACCGAGGACAAGGCGCGCAAGCGCCGCGTCAGCGCAAGCGAAGCGCGCGAGCATGACACGCAAACTCACCGAACACGACACAGCGATTTACAAACAAGCACGCGCCGAACTACTGCGCGACCAACCGTTATGTCATTGGTGCCGGCGTAACCCAGCAACCGAACTAGATCACCTAGTCGAATCAGACAAAGGCGGAACAATAGAAGACGGATACGTCGCAGCATGCAAAC